CCCTTTTGGTAATCCCGAATGGTCAGTTCAGGCGTGGTGCGGATATTGACCTTGTCACCGTAATTGGTGATTTCTCCGCTGTAGTCGGTGTTGGCGATGGCCGCGCAAACGGTCGCATCGTAAAAGTTGGAGATGAGCTTCGAGCTCCAGATTTCCGGTATAAAGTTACCGGTGTAGTTCGCACCGCCTGCGGTGACGGGAAATGCCATGATGAACTCCTAAATATCAAAAAGTCATGCGGCCCGTCGGACTATTCGCCCTTCAGACTGCGCCTTAAAAATGTCTTGCTCAAGCGCCTTAAACTCTGCTTCACGCCCTGCATACTTGCCGCGGGTTTTGTCAGCGTACAGCTGAGTAATTTCCGCCGGGTCCCACAAACGGCCATTTTTTTCCGTCGTTTCGACCGACAAGTTTCGACTGGGCGCTTGTTGGCGTTCCAGTTCTTTGCGAGGGTCGGGACGCTCAGTTTGCGTCTGACCTTGAGTTCCAGAGAGAGTCTTCCAGGAGTTGAAAATCGTTGCCACCCGAGCGACGTCACCCGATCGCTGCGCGTCGACCAAATACGTTTGGCGCAAAATGCCAGTCATAGGGTCGGGCGTCAGAAGCCACTTGTGAAACTCGGGGTTTGCATTGACACGTTCATAGTCCGGTACAGCCTGCCCCAGGGCGGCAAAAAAGCGTTCCTGGGCAGACAATTGGTTGTCTTGCGCCAAACGCTGTACAGCCGGCACAACCTGCCGAAGCCCGTCAACGTCTTGTTTGAGGGAGCCGACGGCGCCCGCAAAATCACGCAATTCTTCACGCGCCGCGCGCCGCATCACGTCAACCATATCGCCGCCGTACTCTTTCGTGTCCTGTTCGGTCAGAAATTGTGATTGGGCCATTTTGGTTACCGGTGCAGTTTGCAGCGTCGATACCATCTGCTGTAGCTGCTGAACTTGAAGCTCCAACGCGGCGTTTCGGGCTTTTTCCGAACGTACAATGCCGTCCAGGGAGCGCCAACGCTGCGCGTAGGTCAAGCTATTTTCATCTTCAACTGCTGGCGTCTCCTGCGCTTTGACGGGCGCGACAACTTCTTTGGCCGGCTTCGGGGTAACGTCAGTCACGCCCTCAGCGCCGTCTTTCGAGGCGTACTGAGAATTGACGAGAGACTGCGCAGCTTCAACCTGCTTACGAATTTGCTCTGGGAGGGTTGCCATTTTCCTTGCCTTTCAATCGCTAAGGAGTATCACCACGACTAAAAATTCCCTTCTGAAGTTCAGTAAGGGCTTGGACGCGGCCGCGAATCACGTCCATGGTTCCGGGGGCGGCAAACACCAGCGATTCGAGCTCGTGTTGCCGCCAGTCAGCCAAAAACCGACCAAATTCGGGAAACTGCCGCGCGAGCGTCTCGAACGATTGTTTCTGATCTTTGGTCAGCTGTTTCATGTTACTGGGTTTTCACAACCAAAAACGTGTAAACGCCCGTGGTCGGCGTCAGCGCGCCGGCGGTGGGGTTCACGAAAGTAATCGACAGCTGGTTCTGTGCCACGGGCGTGCAAGTCAAAACGCCCGTCGAGTTTGCGATGGGGTTGCGCACGCAAGTAACCAGGTCATTCAGTTCGACGCCAGGAATACCGGTCAAGGTTTGAGCTGCTACAGTGGCAGCAGCAACCGATGCGGGGGTAAGCGTAACGCTTACGACAGAACCGACGTTGCGTTCGGTAGCAGATTGCATGCCAGCGGTGGGAATGCCGCGGCCAGCGCCTACGCGCAAGAGGTTGCAGCTAAAGTCTTCGTAACGCATGATGTTTCCTTATGACGGTGACTGGCTTGCGATGCGCTTCCAGAATACGCCGACGTGGAGTTATACCATTAACCGACCGTATCACCAAGACCCAGCGTAACATACACGCTAGTCGACGCGCCGCTTGCAATCAAACTTAGCTGCGTGGCATTGCCTTTTTCCAAAAGTAACGGGATAGAACCCGCGCCGCCGGCAAGCGCCATTGAACCCGGCGTTGAAAGCGCCACCTGGCCAGTTCCCGAGGCGGCGACAGGAATAGCTGCGGTATTGCCGCCGATTTCGACGTACAAAATATTGGCCGCCGTAGCATTCAAAATACGAATGGTGCCCGGGCGCGTAGGCAGCGTCACCGTCATAGCGGTCGTACCGACGGTCAATTGGTATGTACCAAGTGGGGTAGGGGAAAAGGCGGCCATGGCAATCCTTACTGCTTGTTGATCAAGTCGCGCATTTCAGCCAGAAGCTGTTCCAGACGGCCGGTTGCAAAACCACCGCTAGTTTCGATGAACGATTTGATCGCGGTATGCAATTCGTGGTTTGCAAAATCAGGTTTCGGCGTTTCAACCGGTGCAACTTCAGTTTCGTCGGACATAAAAACTCCTATTCGGTAAGTGCCAGCATTGTAGCCAGAATAATGTCGTCGTCGTCAAGTTGTTGACCCCAAACTTCATCGGGATCGCGCGCCAGGGCGCGAGCCACGACGCCAGATATTGCTACATGCGCACTTGCCGTGGATGCAACGGGCTGCGCCCAAGCCGCGGACCGCAGTCCTTTGACGACGCCGCGCGCACCATTGCGCGCTTTGACAAGCCCTATCCTGGCGTACCCGCGCGCGTTGGATGCAACTGCTTTTTCGTGCACCGGCGCGGGTGCCGGCACCGCAAGTTCTGTTTCTAAAACAAGCGGTAAAAGTAACGGAACAAGCCGTTGTGGAATTGGGTTAGTTACCCGTGCAACCACCGGCTGCGCACCAGCCCGACTTCCGGCTTGCGTTATGACGGCTCGCTCGTCGCGGATCAGTTTTAGCGCTTGTTTTTGATTGCGCCGGGGGCGCCAATCCACTTCACCAGTAATTGCGCTGGTGTCGAAGCCTTCTACAGAATCCCCACCAATGGAAATAGCCCCGCCGGTAGGTCCGGCACTTGCTACAGACAGGTCCTGGCCTTCTATAGCTTGGCCATCGGTCAATGCTAGGGGGTTATCTAACGCGCCTGAAGTGGTATCAAACCCTTCAGTAGCAGCTCCGCTCAGATTCGATACGACAGTACCGGTAAACGATCCAGCGCTGATGTCCTGGCCATCAATCGTGGCGCTGCTTGCGTCGACCGAAGGAGAAAGCGTCGCGGCGGATACATCGGCCCCGTCGGTAGAAACGCTTAGCGCGGCAGCAACGGCTGAAACGACAGCCGCAGAAATATCGAAATTTTCTGTATTTGATGCAGCCGCAGCCGTTACAGCGCTTAAAACCGCCGCACTGACGTCAACCCCTTCTACGGCGGCTGATGCAAGAGACTCAAGCGCAGAAAGGGCAGCGGTAGATAAATCCGCGCCCTCAATCGCAGATGAAGACGCCGAGACGGCGCCTCCGCCGCCAGACGCCCGCAGGTTGATTAAATTCTGGAGCGCGAGCAGCATGGGCTACCGCCTGGTAGCAAAATGCTTAGACCGGGATTTCAGCCCAGAGCAACGATAGGTCGAGCGCAGCAACCGCCATGGCGACGTAGTTGCCCCAAGCCAAGTAGTTGCCTGGTGCAACGATAATCGAACCCCGCAAGTCTTCCACGAAAATACCGGGGTTGACGCCGGCCGTAGTCGTAACGTTGCCCAGGGACAAAGAGGGAGCAACAAAGTTGGAAGCCAGCGCGGCGGTGTTGGCCGTGTTGACCATGCAGTACGAAGCCGACCCCGATTGCGCGCCAGAGTACATTTGGCGCGCGACAGTTTGCGTGCCCGACGGTGGCGTAGAGCCCTGGTTGCCAAGCCAGAAGTTAAAGCCCATGGCGCCTGCCGTAGTGCCCGTGGTGCGCACGTCGGCGCGCGACTGCAACAAAACCAGGTCCACGCCAGAACCGCTGGGGTTGTAAACACCAAAAACCGGGGTTCCAGCCGCGGCACCCGTGAACGCTGTAACGGTAGCAACGTTGGCCGACGCCAGAGAAAACACGCGGCCCTGTTTGAGTAGCGTGTAATAGACCGGATTCAATTCGGAAAACAGCGCTTCACCAAACGTACCGCCAGGGTTGACTGGCTGACCTCCGGTTTGACGTTGGCTTGGCAGGGCGCCTGCTTGGCTTTGCAAGGTGGACATGGGGTAACTCCTTAGATAAACGCGTAGTTAAGTTCGCAGCCGGTTGTGATGGCCGTATTATCAGTCAACGAAGCACCCCCCGTAACAGCAAACACGATGCCAGTGCTGAAATACAAACCCGTGTCGCTGATGTGGACCACCAGGGAAGACGACGCGGAAATGTAAAAGTTCATGGCGGCGCTTGTCGTTCCAAGCGTCGCCGTGGCTGCATTAAAAATCTTGAGGTACACCGCCGACGTGTTAGGGTTGCCGACATGCAAAAAATGCAATCGCCCTGCCGTTGCTTTGGCAATCAATATAGCGGGAGTCGCCGCAGTAATCTGAGTACCCAACGTTTGACCGTTGCTCGCGGCACTTGAGCCGATGGCTATCATGCCGCCCTGCGCCGCGTTGGCCGTGCCGCCGATGTTGACCAAATTGAAGCCCAACTGCGCGGTAGTGGCGGAAATTGCCGCGCTGCTGATAAAGTTCAAATTGAACGGCGCGGACCCTTGATAGCCTGAAGTCCACGGTGCAGCGCGCAGCCACGCGGTGGCCGACCCCGCGGTCGTGCAGACGAGCTTGATGTACCGGCAAACCGCAGGAAACACAGAGGAAACACCCGCGTTGACCACCGTTGCCAAGACGCTACCGCCGTTGGTCGGGTACCCGGCCAGTGCCGCCCAGCCGGTATTCAGATCGTTCGACCCTTGCACGTTGGCGACGAAGGTGCTGTTTGACGTGATGTTCAGCGTCTGATAACCGATGGTGTCGACGATGACCGCGTTGCCCACTGCAAAAATCGGCAAAGGCACCGGTTTGCAGTCCGACACCAGCATCGCACCGATTGCATCCGTAGCGGGCGGGTTTATTAGGCGCGTGTTGAGCGCCTCCCCGCTGCTCGGGTCCATTACCGTTTCGAGTGGGTTTAGCCCGGCGTACTGCCCCTGCGGGTCTGCGATGCCGACCGTGTAAAGCGGCTGCTCGGCAGTGATTGCAGCAGCCAAAACTGGGTCCGCGACCGGCTGCGTACCGCTAAACGTCACCGGTAACGCACCGGCTGGTACAGCCATCCCGCCGATCTCGTTGATCGCTATGGGCGTATTGCCCAGCTGCGTCAGGGCCGTGATGTCGCCATACTGCGAGTCGATCACAAGCAGCGTGGTCGTGGCAAAACCGACGTTGGTGACCACCACATTGCAGTAGTTCCCGTTCGCCTCGACCGCGATGT